ACTCTGGGGTTGATGGTAACCCTGAGACTGCTTGACCCCTTTCTACTCGAAAGTGCAAGACTGTCTTTCTTTGACTCGATGCAAAGAGGACAGGACGCTAAACAATCAGAACAGATTGTCCTTATTGATATTGACGAGCTGACTCTAGAGGAGTTCGGTCAGTATCCTATTCCCCGCGAAACGATGGCAGATGAGTTGGTAAAACTCAATAACTCGATACTGGGTATCAATATCTTGTTGTCAGAACCAGACAGGTTCGGTGGTGATGACGCACTTGCTGATGCGTTGTTTGATATGAACGCAGTAGTATCCATTGCACCAAACGATAAGACGAACATAGACTCCCGACCAAAACCTGTAGGTGTAGCAACATTCGGTGAAAGAGACGCAGTAGAGTTCCGACCTGAACTTGAGGGTATGTTATTTGCGCGACCTGAAATCATGGACGCTGCAATCGGTTATGGAACAATGTCATCTACACAAGACACTGATGGTATCACACGCAGAGTCCCCTTGATTGAGAATTTTGAGGGTCGCATGTATCCTGCCTTTGCATTGGATATCCTTCGTGTGGCTGCGGGTGATGTATCCTATCAAGTCAAGACAGACGATTATGGAATACGATTTGTTCGCATACCGAAGTTTGATGTGGTGCAGACAGACGATAATAGTAATGTGCGTATCGCATTCTGGAACGAGTTCAAGAGATATTCCTTCACAGAGATAGACCAGATACCCGCAGGAAGCATTGCGATACTGGGTGCGACCTTCAAGGGAACATCTGTTGTATCAACTCCTGTTGGTGCGATGTATCCCCACGACATTCAGGCAAACCTGTTGAAGACGATGATTGACGGTGTGACTATCACACGAATGCCAGAGTTTAAGTTTTATGAACTTTTCGCAACGATAGTGGTATCGATAGTGATACTATTCATGTTATCTAAACTCTCTATCGTGATTTCGGGGGTAGTTTTCCTCATCATCAGTTCAAGTTTCGTGAATGGTGCGTCACTGATATTCGACAATACCTTTATGCTCCTTGACCCTATCTTCCCTGTTATAACATTTGTTATAATCTTCGCACACGGTTCGTTTGTGCAGTTCTATACGCAGTTCAAAGCAAAGCAGATGATTAAGGGTCAGTTCGGGACATACCTATCACCCGACATGGTTGACATGCTTGCCAAAGACCCAAGTCTCATGAAGTTGGGTGGTGAACGCAAAGAGATGACATTCCTGTTTATGGATATCTGTGGGTTCACCCCGATATCAGAACACTACAAAAACAACGATGACCCCGAAGGGCTCGTGCATCTTATCAATGATTATCTGAATCAGATGACTAAAATCATTCAAGACAATGGCGGCACTATAGATAAGTATATGGGTGATTGTATCATGGCATTCTGGAACGCACCGTTACCTTGCCCTAACCACGCAGAGATGGCAGTGAAGTCTGCTATTCAGATTGAGGAAAAGACCAATGAACTTAGAAAAAAATATGAAGAAGCTGGTCTCCCTCCTATCAACGTGGGGACTGGAGTTAACACTGGGGATTGCATTGTTGGCAACATGGGTTCTGAATCCAGATTTGATTACTCAGTTATTGGAGATGCGGTCAACCTTGCAGCAAGACTAGAAGCCACTGCCGCACGAGGCGACTACATAGATTACAAGACTATCATATCATCTTATACGAATGACCAGATTGATATGCCAACCAAGAAGATTGGTGATATCAAGGTGAAGGGTAAAGATGAATTGATTGAAATTTTTTCTCCTAGAGCGTAAAAAAACGCTTGACTTTATTATAAGTTTGTGTTATTATAAGAACATAATCGAGAAATAGAAGGAGATTGATTATGGCACATGCAGTAGAAACAATGGCATACGCAGGAGAAGTTCCGTGGCACGGTCTCGGTGTTCCTGTATCAAATGACCTGACTCCCCGTCAGATGATGGAGAAGGCTGGTCTGGACTGGACAGTTGAGAAGGAAGACCTCGTAACATCGTCTGGTGCAACAGTAGAAGGTAAACAAGCGCTTGTCCGTTCCTCTGACAACAAAGTTCTGGATGTCATCGGTAAAGGATGGAATCCAGTTCAGAACAGCGAAGCGTTTGAGTTCTTCTCTGAGTATGTTCTTGCGGGTGATATGGAAATGCACACCGCTGGTTCACTCAAAGATGGTAACATGGTGTGGGGTCTTGCGAAAGTAAAAGACACCTTTGACATTCTTGGTGGTGACCAAGTTGACTCATACCTTTTGTTCTCTAACCCGCATCAGTATGGTAAGTCCATCGATGTTCGGTTCACTCCGATTCGTGTAGTGTGCAACAACACACTGTCACTGTCGCTTGGTCAGAAGGTTGCAAATTCGGTATCTCTGAACCACCGCACTGCATTCAATCCTGACTCCGTGAAAGAAACTCTGGGTATTGCTCATGAGAAGTTCCAACAGTATAAAGAGACCGCAGAGTTTCTTTCGTCCAAACGTTTCACGGTTGGTTCACTGGTTGAGTATTACAACGAAGTATTCCCTCGCACCTATCAAGGTAAGAGTGAAGTTAATGTCCAGTCTGTCGAAGACCTGACCACCAATGCGAAGAAAGCATATGAGGTTCTGGAAACTCAGCCTGGCGCAGAGTTTGGTGAAGGCACATGGTGGCAAGCACTAAATAGCGTGACCTACCTGACTGACCACAAGATGGGTCGTGAGGCAGACACACGTTTGACTTCTGCATGGTTTGGTGCAAACCAATCACGCAAAGTCAAAGCAGTCGAGAAAGCAGTAGAATATGCTCTCGCTTCTTGATTGGATTGGAAATCTGGTGGGTAGGATTTTTTATCCTGCCTACTACAATATAAACTATGAAGATTCGCTGGGCGAAGATGTTCGTCCGTGGCGTATAAGGGAAAATAAAGACGATGAATAAAGGTGTTGTATTACCTCAAGTAACATTTCCAACCCGTGTTCGTAATGATGAACTGGGTGGAGACAATCCATTTGAATGGCGACAAGTAAATAGTTCGTTTCTATTCGGTGGTAAAGACTTACATAAACGTGTGGTGGTGTTCTCACTGCCAGGCGCATTTACTCCAACGTGTTCAACATATCAGTTGCCTGACTTTGAGCGTCTGATGGCTGAAGGTGAGTTTGCAAAGTATGGTATCGATGATGTCTATTGTGTATCAGTCAATGACAGTTTCGTAATGAACTGTTGGGCAAAAGACCAGAACCTCGAACATGTGAAAGTTGTTCCTGATGGTTCGGGTGAGTTTACTCGCAAGATGGGTATGTTGGTTGACAAAGCAAATCTTGGTTTCGGGTATCGTTCATGGCGTTATGCAATGATTGTTGATAATGGTGTGGTCGAGGCATTCTTACCAGAACCAGACTTTGGGGACAATCATGGTGAAGACCCATATGGCGAATCATCTCCACAGAATGTCCTAAAAGTTCTGGAAAGTCTCGAAGTGACTGGAGCTCCTGTCTAAGCCATTGATATTGTTATGAAAGAAAGTTCTTGACAATTTCTGCCCAAGCTGATACTATAAAGGTATAGTGAGAAGAGAGGTTGTTATGAATATTTATTTGGAAGACAATGGTTATGAGGTTGAGGATTACATCAACGCAGTTGCTGTGATTCTCAATCTTGACAGTCATGAGGGTGACCTTCGCATTGACTTGATGAAGAAGTGTGATGGTGATGCTGGTGGTTATTGTTACGGTGATGCCGAAGACATCGATATCGAGATTGCTACACACGTTCAAGGTGAGGCTCTTGATATTGAGACTATCAAAGTCAACATTGCTCATGAGATGATTCATGCTCAACAGATTGCCAGTGGTCGGTTGAATGACCACGGTATTCAGATTGTCAACGACTGTCTGGTTAAAGTTGCCGAGTGGGATGGTGAGTATCATACGAATACAAAGTATGAAGACCAACCGTGGGAAATCGATGCGTATGGTCGTGAAGCACAGGTATCACAAGAAGCAAAGGACATGTTAGCACAATGGAACTAGATGCGTTGAAAATGTTGTATGCTGAATATAAACGAAAGCATAGTCACAAACAAAACCGTGGTGCTGCTGGTCGAGTGGACTCAGAGAAGTCTAAGACCTATCAAGCAGAGTTTGCCTTTCAGAGACGATACAAAGTCAAAGAGTTCGAAAATCTGAAAGAAGCACAGAAACGTGCAAAGCAAATCTATGCGACCAAGAAGTGGCAGAAGGTCTGGAAACTAGAAGGTCGCACAGACCGTAACCTCATGAAGCAACCCGCAGTTGTTCTCAAAGAACGCAACACGGGTCGTGGCACTGCTGGTTGGACTGACGGTTGGTCGGTAGTCCTAGATAGTAAAGCAGGGTTGGACGAATACACTCTGTTGCATGAGTTGACACATTGTTTGGGTCACATGCATCATGGTCGTTCTTTCCGCCGTGCCTTGTTGGAACTGGTCGGTGCATTCATCGGTGCAGATGCCAAGAAGATACTCAAGGAAGAGTTCGCCAAACGCAAACTCAAATGTGGTAAGGCTCGTCAACCATTGACATATACTCAGTGGAAAGCAGCACGAAATAAAATGGAAAATATACGAAATGTTTAATCATGAACAAGTAGAACTAACTGAAATGAATGCGGTGACAACCGACTCTGGACGTAAGTATAAGACCCCCGAAGGAATCGACCTTCCATCTATCACAACTGTCCTGTCTATTCTATCTCGTGACTCTATCGCAAAGTGGCGTAAACGTGTTGGTGAAGCAGAGGCAAACAAAATCTCTGGTCGTGCATCAGGTCGCGGAACTCGTGTTCACGAAATCACTGAGAAGTATATTGACAATGACCCGAACTACAAAGACGGTTATACTCCAGACATCATTCACTCATTCAATGTTATGAAACCAATTCTTGATGGTTTGATTGGAACTGTCTACGCACAGGAAGCACCGCTCTACTCTACACACTTGGGTGTTGCTGGTCGTGTTGACTGTGTTGCTGAGTTTGATGGTAAACTGTCTATCATCGACTTCAAGACTGCAATGAAGAAGAAACAGAAGAGTTGGATTAACAACTACTTCATGCAGGAAGCCGCATATGCTATTATGTGGGAAGAACGCACGGGACAACCTATCACACAGTTGGTGACTATCATCAGTGTTGATGGTATGGATAAACCACAAATCTTTGTCGAACATCGTGATAACTGGATAAATTCTTTGCGTGACACCATCAAAAAGTATAACGAAGAGCAAGATTCGACTTCCATTTTATTATAAATAGTGGTATAATACTATTTGTATAAATGGGAAATCGATGTTATCTCTTAACGAACTCAGCGAAAGTGTTCTCTCGTTTGCGGAAATAATCCGTCCAGACAGAGAATATCGGGCAGACCTCTTCATCAAAAAGATGAAAATGGGTGAACCATTCGAACTTACGAGTGGTGACAAGGTTGTTATTCAATACAGCGCAGACATTGAAAAAGCAATCCGCACAGGAAATAAGAAAGGTCTGTCTACGAAACCATTGGTGACGGCTGATGGTGAAGAGTTTGGATTCGGTAAACTCAAGAAGTCTCAGGAGTTCGGTGGCGGAACTCGTGGTTCGGGTGGTGGTGCAGACCAGACCCGTGCAACCGAATCCGCACAATGTGTATATGCACAAGTAATCTGGGACAATCCAAATACAAAGTTCTCCCCTGATGACTTGAAGGCTGCATACGCAAAGGTAAACAGTGACGCGAAGATAGATGAAATCCTTCTGTCAGATGACGGTTGGATTGCATCATCTATCAACGGTGCAAGACTATTACACAAGGCACTCAAACGCAAACAGTATACATGGCATCGTGGTTCTTCGTGGGTTGATGCACTTGAGAACAAATTCAAAGAACTTAATCGACAAGAGAAAATATTTAAGAACGTAAACAAGTGGACTCCCGCAGATATCTGGGCAGTTGCGAGAGGCGCAGAGAACAAATACAATATTCTCAACGCATCGAGTATCTCAGAACTCAATAACGAGTTGTTGAAGGCATATGCGGAGAGAGACATTATGGGCATCTCTCTCAAGAAAATTGGTAAGAAACCGAAACTGGTTCAGGTGAACTATAAGAAGCCGTTCAAAGCGCCGAAGTTTACAACCAAGACATACGGTAAGAGAGAGTTCTTTGCTGCCAAAGATGGTTATCTATACTTTGCTGGTAAAGGTCAGATTCAGTTCCGAACCTTCCCAACCTTCCAATGTGAGATTGTCGCTACTAAAGCAAAGCATGGTAAGGTATCATACGGTGGTATCAGTGAGGCAATGAAACTCGCAGTCGGTAGACCTCTGACTGATAAGAAGGTGATTGAACGTCTTTTCAAATCAAGTCCTGATAAGTTCTACACTCAGTTCTATCAGAACTATTCGATGAGCAATAATCCAAAGATGACCAAAGAACAGTTCATCAAAAAACTAGAGGGAAAACAGGTTGATTGGTTGATGTCTAAGTATATGGTAACCGAACTGTTTACCGCAATCGAAGGTAGAGAACAACAGGTAATCGAATATCTTTACCGTATTGCTAAATCCCAAACCAAAGACTCCGCAGTCCATTTGAAGGTAATGTAATGACCACCACGATACTTCACTTCCCAGATTTTCTCCGTGAGCAAAAGAATACTCACATGACTCATATCGAGGACAAGGTTCTCTATGGTGGTGTGAACGGAACTCGTCAGGCAATCAATGCATTGCGTGAACTTCGTGACATGCTTGCGGGTGAGACCAGTTCTAAACTATCGGTCAAGTGGGATGGTGCGCCTGCAATCTTCGCAGGACAAGACCCGTCAGACGGGAACTTCTTTGTTGCGAAGAAAGGTATCTTTGCGAAGAATCCTAAAATCTATAAGTCTGCCGCAGAGATTGACGCAGAGATGTCAGGTGACCTTGCAGACAAGATGAAGGCTGCACTTCGTTACCTACCTGAACTGGGCATCAAGGGTGTCGTTCAGGGTGACTTCTTGTTTTCAAAAGCAGACCTAAAGAATGAAACGATTGATGGTCAGAAGTATACAACCTTCCACCCCAATACAATCATATACGCAGTTCCATACGAACAGGCAGAATCAGTTCGCAAAGCGCAAATCGGAATCGTCTGGCACACAACCTACAAAGGGAGTGACTTTGAAAGCATGAAGGCATCCTACGGTGTTGATGTATCAAAGTTTAAGACCTCTAAGAATGTATACTCTGCTGACGCAATGTTGCGTGATGTCGGTGGTGCGACAATGAACAAGAAAGAGACCGCCGAGGTGACCAAGCATCTGTCAACGGCTGGTAAACTCTTCAACAGTATTGCGGGTTCGACCTTGCGTGAACTGGAAAAGAACCAAGAACTCGCACGATTGATTGAACAATACAATAACACCTTCGTGCGTGAGGGTCAGGTCATTCCGAATAGTAACAAACATGTTACAGGTCTTATCAAATGGATTGACAATAAGTTTGTAAAAGAGATGGAGAAACGTAAATCAGAGAAGGGTCGCATGGTTCAACAAGCAAAGTTGGATGAAATCATGAAGTTCTTCTCTACACGGAACAAAAAATCTCTTGTAAACATGTTTGATTTACAGAAAAATATTGTATTAGCGAAACTAAAACTTATAAATAAACTTAATAGTATTGCAAACTATGATGCATTTGTGCAAACCAAAAAAGGTTATAAGGTTCGCACTGGCGCAGAGGGTTTTGTTGCTATTGATAAATTAGGTGGTGATGCGGTCAAGTTGGTTGACCGCTTAGAATTTTCGTATAATAACTTCAGTCCTGACATACTGAAGGGATGGGATAAACCGAAGAGGTAATAAAATGGCTAAACCAATGAGCCTGAAGACTTTTATCAACGTTGACTACACCCAAACGGGTGACCCTCAACAGGCATATAACGCAAAGAAACGTAAGCGTGATATCGGTGCAGGAACGGATGCAGAGTATTCTTCCACCCACGCGCCTATAGAGACAGAAGCACTCACTGTCCAACAACGCCGTAAACTGGCAAGAAATCTCAAGAAGAATAAAGCGAAGATTGCGCGAGGACGTAAGATTGCAGCACGCCGTGTTGCGAATATGGATACGTTAAAGAAACGCGCTCGCCGTCAGGCCCGTGGAGCAATCGTCAAGAAGATTACTAAGGGTATAGATAAGTCTGAGTTGTCAGTAGCTCGCCGCGCAGAGATTGAGAAGCGTGTAAGTAAAATGGGTTCACGCATTGACAGAATCGCGAAGAAACTTCTTCCAACGGTTCGTAAGTCAGAGCTCGCAAGAAAAAGAGGCGCAAAGAAGAGTGATTAAGAATTTCAGTCAATATTTGGTAGAAGAAGAACGTGAAGTCTTCTTTACATTTGGTCGGATGAATCCACCAACGATTGGTCATGGCAAACTGATTGACGCTTTGGTCAAGAAGTCTAAGGGTGCTGACTATAAGATTTATGTGTCGCAGTCCCAAGACGCAAAGAAAAACCCCCTGTCATACTCAGATAAAATTAAACACCTACGCAAGATGTTCCCAAAGAATGGTCGTAACATCATCGTAGATAAGACTGCAAGAAACGCAATCGACATTGCCACCAAACTGTATGACATGGGTTATAAGAGAATCACAATGGTTGTCGGTGGCGACCAGTTAAGAACCTTTGAAGTCCTGTTGAACAAATACAACGGTAAGAAGGCGCGTCACGGATTCTATAACTTCGAATCAATTGATGTTGTATCTGCTGGTAGACGCGACCCTGATGCAGAAGGTGTTGAGGGTATGTCTGCAAGTAAGATGCGTCAAGCTGTGTCAGACAATGACTATCAAGTATTCTCACAGGGTATTCCAAAGTCCATGTCCGACAAGGACACTCGTAGACTCTTCAACGATGTTCGCAAGGGCATGGGTCTGAAAGAGGAACGTTCATTCAAACGACACATCGACTTAGGTAAACTGGATGACACTCGTGAGGCATATGTCTCTGGTGAGTTGTTTGAAATTGGTGATACTGTTGTTGTCAAAGAAAGCGATGAAGTTGGTATCGTATCCGTGTTGGGTGCGAACTATGTCATCGTTGAATGTGGTGACAAGAAACTTCGTAAGTGGTTGGACGCAGTAGAACTGGTTGAGAAGAAAGCACCTCAAGACTCTGAGATTGGTAAGGATGTCAAGGGGACACAACCTAAGAAGTATTATGCGAAAGACGCTGAAGGTGACGATATGTCTGTCGCGACCAAGAAGAAACGCGCCGCGCACTTCAAGAAAGGCACTGCAAAGGACGATGATGACCCGTCTGCATACAAACCAGCGCCAGGCGACAAGGGTGCGAAAACCAAACCGTCCAAGTATACTAGGTCATTCAAGGCAATGTATGGTGAGTCTGGTGCTGGCGAAGAAGGCACAGACAAACTCGTCAAGAAGTATAAGAAGGATACACCAATGGAAGGTGTAGACGAGAAGTTCTTTGGTAAGACTGGTGCATTCGGTGACAAAGGCTATGGTGGAACTTTGATGCCAGCGTTTGACCAGTGGATGGACAAGAAGGTCTATAACAAAAAGAAATACGAGAAAGCAGTTCGAGGTTATTTGAACTGGAGACGCAAGAATCCAAAGGCTGGTTCAACTGGTGCATTTGATTTCTTGCGTGGTATGGGTGTTGAACGTCCTCGTCTCGTTATCGACTTCATGCAAGACCTCATCAAAAAAGGTAAATTACCAAAACATTTGGGTCTTGATAAACCACGAACAGGTAAATCAAAAACAGTCTTCCCTAATCAAGACTTTCGTGGTGTTCGGGCTCAGAAAGAAGATGCTGTCAAACAGGCAAAAACAGCCATTGATAGAGAAAAAGAACAAGATAAAAAGAAACATGATGCGATGCTCGACCGTGCAAGAATCGCCCGTGCAAAAGCAAAGAATAGAGAGACAAAATGATTAAGTTTAGTCAATTCATCACTGAGGCAGATAAAGCACTCACAAAGAAAGCAGAGAAGTCTGGTATCTCATACGGAACACTAAAGAAGGTCTATGACCGTGGTGTTGCCGCATGGAGAACTGGACACAGGCCAGGCACTACTCCATCACAGTGGGGATACGCACGGGTCAATGCATTCATCGTGAAGAAGAAAAAAGGTGGATTGAACCACGATAAGGATTTAGCATAATGTCACTCTGGGATAACATCAATAAGAAGAGACAACGAATCAAACAGGGTTCAGGTGAGAAGATGAGAAAAAAGGGTGACAAGGGCGCACCGACTCCAGACCAAATAAAAAGAGCAAAAGGCGAAGACATGGAAGAAGGTAAGATAAATCAGGCGATAGTTCGCCGACAGGACATGGCGAAACTCGCAAGTCTGTATTCCAAAGCGATGAAAGCAATGCCAGGCTCACCGAAGCAGAAGGCACTGAAGAAACAGATTGACCAGTATCGTAGAGAACTGGGTGTGAATGAATCAGTCGAAGAGGTTCGTCAACCCCTTACTGTTCCGAAAAGTCTTGCGAAATATGTTGTCTATAAAAAATCAGGTATTGGTAAAATCAAGCAAGTCGCACATCTTAGAGCGATGCCAAAAGGTAAAGAGTTAGACAGAGTTCTCGACAAGTATGATGCCGATGGCGTCATTGCAATGTCTAAAATCCAGAGAAACAAGATGCAAGTTGAAGCAGTAAAGGTTGGGGATAAGGTCAAGTTCAAGAAAGGCATCGACCCAAAGACTGCTAGAAGTTATGGAGACGCAATAAGGAAGTCTGGCAAGGTTGTGAAGGACTACGGTGATGGTGATGTCAAAGTAAACTTTGGTGGTAATAATGATAAGTCTGTTGATGCTAAACTATTGGTGAAAGAAGCAAAGGGTAAATATGCCTCAGATGCTCAAATGGATGACTTCTTGAAAGGAATGGAAAAGCACCCAGATGTTAAAAAAATGTCGAAACATTACAATAGACCTGTAGGGGATATTGTAAAAGCATTACGAGCAAGGGTTAGTGTCAATCGATTGAGAGGTGGGAATGTTTATACTTTGAACTTCACCGATAAAGATAGTAAGTTAAAGGTTAAAGCAAAGAAACAATACGCTCCTCTGAAAGAAGCAGTCTCTCCAGCACAACAAGCCGCTATCGCTATCTCAAAGAAAGAGAAGATGAAAGAGGATGACTTTGAACCACACATGATGTATGACCCGAAGACTGGTAAAGGTTACAAAGCAGAGAAACCCGAAGACCATGAACGTATGAAGAAGATGGGTTATACTCATGAGAAACCTGAAATCAAAGAAGGTAAATATAAAGTCAACATCAAAGGCGAAGGCGGTGCTACTGTTCAAGCAAGAAGCGAGAAAGAAGCAATCGCAAAAGTAATGAAACAACTTGGCATTGCTAACCGTTTTGCAAAAGACAGAAGTTTCATGAAGAAGATTAGTGTTCTTGGTGAGTCTGTCGAAGAGTCTCGTGCATATCGTGATGCAATGAAAGGCATGAAGTCTCGCAGTGCAACTCGTGGTATGGCAACGACCAAGAAAGACAAAGATGTATCTGCTACGGACGATGACCGTAAGGCAGCGAATAAAAACATTATCATGCAGTTGCGTAAAGCGGCTGACTTACCAACGGGAGCAGAAGTTGAATTTGAACGAGGAAAAGGAAAAGTCTCTCGCGCTCAAGCGCAAGCAGCACTGGCGCGTTTTAATGCATTGGCAAGGCCTAATGACAAAGAGAAATTCCAAAAGTCCATCAGGTCTCTTTCGGACATCAAGAAAATATTAGGTAGATAAATGAAAAGATTTGACGAACATACAAACTGCGGAACTGACGAGTGTTGTGGCACTTGTTCGTCTCTTATTGAAAACAACATTTATCGTGTCGGGTCGGAAAGATATTACGAATACTTCCGTGAGGCACGGGAACAATATCATGCTGGTAATCTCGAAGTGGATGCCGCAGACTTGGATATCATCGAGTCTAATCTTGGTGAGTTTGCACAATGGCGTGGTGAGAATGTTGCACTGGACTGCATCTTTGAAGAAGAGAAGAAACAACCAGAACTCAATAAACCAAAAGCTGGTGGGCCAAAGAAATACTATGTGTATGTCAAAGACCCATCAAGTGGTAACATCAAGAAAGTATCTTGGGGTGACACAACAGGTCTGAAAGTTAAACTCAATGACCCGAAGGCGCGTAAGTCATTCGCTGCCCGTCACGACTGTGCAAACAAAACAGATAAGACAAAGGCCGGATACTGGGCATGTCGTTTGCCTAGATATGCGAAACAACTTGGTCTGTCTGGAGGCGGAAGCTTCTTTTGGTAAACCCCTATAAGGACATCTTCAGTCCTGACAAAACAGAACGAGTCAGAACCTTTGGAGAAGATGTTAGTGAAATGGATTTGATATGGCATCGTGACTCCTGTAATCGTGAGGTTACTGTTCTCGATGGTGATAACTGGAAACTGCAACTAGATAATCAGTTGCCTATGATTATGGAGAAAGGTCAATTGTATCGCATACCTAAGATGGTCTATCATAGAATCATCAAAGGTGAGGGAGACTTGAGACTGAAGATTTGGGATGAAGTTAATTAATGTTCTCTATCGCGGTGGCGGTGGAGGTGAGTTTCTGGGAAGTCTTCTGACGAAACACAGTGATGTTGTTACGAAGGAGGTTGAATATGATGAGTCGGTTGAGAGATGGTTCTTAGAAAGAAGTGATGAACTATCTCAACATTATATAGATGGTAGTGAACCCGTATCTGCTACGGACTGGGATGACGCTCTTTGGAATATACGACTAGACCACGGATATGGTTTTTATGTTAATGATAGTGCCGATACTTTTGATAGTTCTAATGAGGAGTATTATAAAAACTATCTTTGGAATGACTGGGATGAAACAAAAACAATTTTACTACAACCACAGTCAGAAAAAAGTGTTAAGTATATAGACCAACTAGCGGCCGCAAAACTTAATTTGGGGCCTAGTAACCAAGAAGGACACTGGTTAATAAATAATGGGTTTGATATTCACAGTTTTTGGAACGACCAGTGGGAATCGTGTAAAGAACTGACCGAACTATATAAGGATATTATTCCAGAGGGACACAGTTATATTGAGATTGACCCACATGATTTGTTCCATAGTGATGAGGAATTGTCGGAGAATACTCTCTATACCATGATAGATTACTTAAAATTTGACGATTACATGATAGATGAATGGATATTAAAAATCGATAAGTATCGAGTCAACAACAAAAAACTTATAAATAGAACTATAGTTTAATGGGAAAAACATGGCTAAAGAAACACAACTAGAGAGACTTTCTCGGATTGAAGCAGATTCCGCAGTAAGGTTTGACCGTCTTGAACAAAAGATTGACAAACTTGCTGACGCGATGATTGCTGTTGCCCGTGTAGAAGAAAAACTCATTTCAGTTGAACGTAATAACCAAAATAATTTCGAGCGTATGAATAAATTTTCTAAAAAACTAGACGAGATTGAGAAGAAGGTGGACGAGAACGCCCACACTGTCGCAATCATTAACAAAGTAGTATACCTTATCAGTGCCGCAATGATTGCTGGACTGGTCAAATTTATGTGGATGTAACGGAGAAATACAATGAAAACATCAGACATCAAAAAGTTGGGTGAAGCGTGGGCATCCGTAACATCCAAAGAAGAAGAACTAGAAGAAGCCAAGACCGAAGAAGGTAATGCGTTTACTAAAGCGTTGCAAGCCGCCAAAGATAAAGGCGAAACAGCATTCGTTGTTGCCGGTAAAAAATATGATGTGAAAACAGAAGAAGCAAAACTTGCAAAGGAAGATGCTTCTAACGACCAAGAAGATGACGGCGAAGGTCTTGACAAAGCAGACCCTAAAGCCGCTAAGAAGAAATTCAAAGACCGTAAAGACAAAGACATCGACAACGATGGTGATGTTGATTCATCTGACAAGTTCCTGCACAAACGCCGTAAAGCAATCGGTAAAGCAATGGACGATGAAGAAGGTGGAGAAGCGCCAGCAAAAGACGATAAGAAAAAGAAAAAAGTTGTCGGTAATGACGGTGAGAAAACAGCAGAGATTTCCAAAATCGGTGAAGCAACAGATGAGTTGTTGAACATGATTGAGACTGCTGCGAAGCAACAGAAATCAAATGCAACCAAACCAGAAGAAATCATGGACAAGGAATCTCCTAAGTCCAAAGAGTTTGCAAACGCTCACAAGAAGTCTGACAAGAAAATCGAAGACAATGTTGAGGATGCTAAAGACAAGACTACCAAAGCTGGTCAAGCAACCAAAGCAAAATCTGGTAAACGCCCACAGGACAATTCTACTGGTGACACACAGGTTGTCAAGTCAACCGAAGCACCTGTCAAAGAAGATGTTGATATGGATGCAAGAGCGGGTTCAGTCTCTCTGGTTGACATGGCTCGTGACGTTTTGTCTGGTAAGACAATGAGTGAGTTGAGACAAGAACTGGGTCAAAAAGAAAAGAACCCACATGATGCAAGAACTACAGAAGCCAAGAAGTTTCTGGAACGCATGGCGAAACGCCGTGGATATGATAAAAAGGATGATTGCTAATGTCTATCAAAGCCCCTGCATGGTGTGATAACGCCATTCCTACTGCCCGTGGATGGGAAGACCCTAACACTGGTGAGTTGTATGCATCTGGTGGTTTCACCCAAGAACAAATCGATGAGTTCTTTGGTGTCAAACCAGTTGTAGAACAAGTCGAAGTTCCTGTTAATGTCCAAACATTGACCGAAGCACCTGTTGGTGATAAGTCACTTGATGAGATGTCAAAGGTAGAACTCGAAGCACTGGGTCGCCAACATGGCGTAGAACTTGACCGTAGAAAGAAAAAGTCTACTCTTGTGGAGAAAATGACAGGTCTATTAAAAGACTAGATAAGGGTATATTACTCTTTATCTGGATTTTTTATAATGCAACTGACCAAAGACAACTTAATAGTATTTGCAGCAAAGCATTACTACAATCCAAAGTGTATTGATAGCGAGGAGTTTTTTGAAGACTTAAAGAGATTTAAGTATATCAAGAGACTCCTCAATCGATACAAAACTTCAGGTGAGTTATCTGAGAGACTCATACTGAACCATCTCATAGTAATTTTTAATGTATTTGGAAATGAGGCAGGACTAGATATCCTCGAACTCAAAGTCGAACTCGACCATTGGTCAACACTCAAACCGTTCCTTATCTTTCTAAAGACCATAAAAAATACCGAATATACTAACATTGAGATGGATAAATTAGTCGTTGAGAGACTCAGAAAGATATAAATAGAACTATGGGTATTTTAAAATCAGCAGCCGACCTCGTATTTACGATTCGATTCCTTAAACTTCTCGTCACACCATTCGACAAGTTAGGGGCGTATAAGGCTGGCATTATCGATGCAGATGGTAAGAAAGTCAAAGACTTCGACAAGAACGTTGCAGACAACCGTGATGCATTGAGAACACACTACACACCGTTCATTAGACTTGTTGTGAATATAAAAAGAATCATGGCAAAAGTGCCAGGCGGACAATCTGCAATCGCAAGGTATGGTTCAGCACTGGCACTTATTCGTGAACACGGTGAACTGTCTGATAAACAAATGATGCAGATACACGATGCAACAGGTATTGACATCCTTGATGTTCTTGCAGAAGACTCACAGTGGTTTGTCCTTGATGATAAGGAGTTGGGCGCTGGTGTCTATCGTATTAAGAATGATGGAATGACCGTTCAGTGTGAAGAGATTGTTCGAAAGGGCGACCAAATCAGAGTTGTGGAGACCGATGCCAAACCTATTGATTCTATTCTTGGTATCGATATATACAAAGGTATTCACATGAATTCAAAACAATGGGTGTATTTCACCACAGGGGAGATTACCCGATGAAGAACTTTAAGAAATTCATGGAAGATGTGCCAAGCACATCAACAGCTTCAGTGGCAGGCGCAGGGGATAATCCTGAAAAGATTGTCCCTGTTCACATGAAGAAGAAGCGCAAGAAAGATATCGAAGTCCTTAAACGATTTATAGATAAACGTGAGGACAGTCAAAAAAAGTGGAGTAGATAATGTTAAGTGGATTATTAGGTAGTGTCTTAGGATTTAGCGGTTCAGTCGTTCCCGCAATCACAGACCATTTCAAAGCAAAGAACGAACAGAAATTTGAACTCGCGAAAATGGAGAAGATGGCAGAACTAAGGGCTGCTGGATTCGACCAAGAGTATCGAATGTATGAGACCAAAGCGGATGACGCAGAACATTCTAGACTGGTTGAACATGATATTTCAATCAATAAGGGAACTGGATTTGTCGCCAGTTTGCAGAAGAGTGTTCGACCAGTCATTACTTACGCATTCTTTGGACTGTTCGCTGTTATTGAAATTACCCTTCTGATGGAAGCGATGGAGAAGGGAACTGACTTCTCTGAAGCAATCAACATTCTCTGGGACGATGATACAAAGGCAATCTTTGCTGCAATCATCTCATTCTGGTTTGGTTCTCGCGCTATTGATAAGGGTCGTAAAAAATGAATAAATTAGTTGTATTAATGTTGGCAGGATTATTGTCGGCATGTGTTGTATCATTTCCTCTAAATGCACAAGGTGCTAACTACGTCAAACTCGGTTACAAAGTAGAAGACAGTAACACCAAGAGTTTTAATCTTCATCAAAAGTTTGTGTGGGAGCCTGAAGATAAAGACTTTCAGGTTGAGACCGAAACGAATGTCTATAAGACACAAGTTTCTGGTGTAGACTTGACTGACCGTGCAGATGGTGAGTATGAGTTTATTCTCAACTTCACACCAACCGTTTATGGTATTGCAAACTTTGGATTCAATTATAATGCCAATCGTTTCATTGGTGAATTCCGTCCACACACTGGTGTTGGCTGGGGTTGGAAGTTCTTCCGTAACGATAGATGGAAGATGTCCCATGAGTTCACTGTCACACAGATGGGGACTGAGGACTACACAGAACTCGTCTGGCGTAACTCTACTTGGATTCGATACAAGCATCCTGACTCCCCTGTCAGCATCACCAACAAGTATCTGTGGGAGAATGGTGACTATCATGAGTTGAGTAAGAACCAATTCAGTATCGATTACCATGTCAGCAAGAACCTGATGTTCTCACTCAATGACCTCTATATCAGTGATGATGCCGAGGAAGAATACAGCGTCACCTATGTTTCATTAGGTTACAATTTTTAATAAAAAAGTGATTGACATTACCCCCTAAATGGGGTATAATACTACAATCTGAAAACTCTTCTGGGTATAGATATAACTACCCCCAGAAAAACAATCGTCTATGGAAGACCCCCTATGCCCGTTAAAATTGACCGTAAGAAAGATGACCTACTCGCCGAATATGCAGTAGGTATGCTTAAAGATTTCTACCTACTAGATTATGAGAAGACCCCCCAAGAAGGATTTGCCCGTGCTGCCAAAGCATGGTCACGTTATAGAGAGGACATGGACGATGCACTCGCACAACGTCTTTATGATTATGTTAGCAACAAGTATTTTATGTTTGCTTCTCCAGTATTATCTAACGCTCCCAACGGAGAGAAAAAAGACAAAGGGATGCCTATCTCTTGTTTCCTTACATATGTCCCCGATACTCTTGAGGGTCTTATTAGCCACTCTTCTGAGCTTCGTTGGCTTTCTGTTTACGGTGGCGGTGTTGGCGGACATTGGTCTAGTGTGCGAACGGTCAGTGACATCGCTCCAGGCCCTATCCCATTTCTGCATACTGTAGATGCGGATATGATTGCTTACCGTCAGGGTAAGACACGCAAGGGTTCGTATGCAGCATACATGGACATTTCACATCCTGACGTTGTAGAATTTATGAACATGAGAATTCCTACAGGTGATGTGCAAAGAAAGGCATTGAACCTTCATAACGCTATAAATATAACTGATGAGTTCATGGAGTGTGTCAGAGAAGACAAAGACTTTGACCTTCGTGACCCAAAAAACAATGAAGTAAAAGATACGGTCAACGCCCGTAAGTTATGGGAACGTCTCCTTGAGATTCGTTTCCGAACAGGTGAACCTTATCTTAACTTTATAGATACGGCAAACAGTGCGTTGCCACAACCGTTAAAAGATAAAGGACTAAAGATTCACGGGTCAAACCTGTGTAATGAGATTCATCTACCAACAGACGCAGACAGAACTGCGGTGTGTTGCTTATCATCTCTGAATTTAGAATACTACGATGAATGGAAAGATACGACTATTGTTCGTGACATTGTGCGGATGCTTGATAATGTCTTGCAGTTCTTTATCGACGAAGCACCAGACACAATCTCACGGGCCAAATACAGTGCAGAACGAGAACGCTCAATCGGACTCGGAGCAATGGGATTCCACAGCCTCCTCCAAAAACACGGAGTCGCCTGGGAATCAGAAGCAGCCAGAGAAATTAATCGAACAGTGTTCGACCACATTAAGTCAGAAGCAGTTGCAGAGACTGAACTCCTTGCCGAAGAGCGTGGCGAATATCCTGATGGTATTGGGTCTGGAAGACGCAACTCGCACTTGCTTGCCATCGCGCCCAACGCTTCCAGCGGAATAATTCTATCAACAAGTCCTTCTATCGAACCATTGAAGGCAAACGCATACACCCATCGAACTCGTGCGGGTTCATTCTTGGTAAAGAACAAATACCTCGATGAACTTCTGACTGAGAAGGGTGAGAACAACGAATCAACTTGGACATCTATTATTACCAAGAAGGGTTCTGTTCAACATTTGCCTTTCCTTACCGAAGGTGAGAAGGCAATCTACAAGACCGCAGACGAACTCGACCAGATGTGGGTGGTTCAACACGCCGCAGAACGTCAAGAGTTTATCTGTCAAGGTCAGTCTGTGAACCTGTTCTTCCCGTCTGGTGCGGAGAAGTCTTATGTAAACAGGGTTCACTATAGTGCATGGGCGAAAGGATTGAAAGGTCTCTACTACCTACGCACCGAAGCCAAACAACGCGCAGAGAACGTCTCTGAGAAAGTAGAACGTGTTGCCCTTGCTGGTGACATGAGAACTATCGTGTATGGTAAATCAGACTGTCCATTCTGTTCTATGGCAAAGGAAGAACTCCGCTTGCGTGGTATTCCTTTTGACTACATCGACCTAAAGGAAATTGGCAAGACTGCCCGTGAAGTGACTGGTCGAGACGTTAAAACTGTCCCACAGATTTACATCGAAGGTGAATATATTGGGGGTTATGATGAACTTATGGAACACCTAAATCAACCACTAGAAACAAATGAAGACGATGATGAATGTCGTGCTTGCGAAGGATAACAAATGTCACTACTAGATTTTTCAAAAACATATCGACCATTTCTCTACCCGTGGGCAGTAGACCTGTCAAAGAAACATGAAGAAATTCACTGGGTAGAAGATGAAGCAGAACTGAGTGAAGACGTTCAGGACTGGAAAACCAAACTAAGTGAACCAGAGAAGAACTTTATCACACAGGTTCTCCGTCTGTTTACACAATCGGATGTTCAGGTTGGTGAGAACTACCACGAACTTCTGATTCCAAAGTTCAAGAACAATGAAGTCCGTAACATGTTATCATCGTTTGCAGGACGTGAAGCCGTTCACCAACGTGCATATGCATTGTTGAATGACACGCTCGGTCTGCCTGATGAGGACTTTCATATGTTCCTCGAATACAAAGAGATGTCCGACAAGATTGACTTCATGAAACAGGGTGACATCAATAGTCATACGGGTCTGGCATTGGCCCTCGCACAGTCTGTATTCAACGAAGGTCTGTCAGTGTTCGCATCGTTTGTGATGCTGTTGAACTTCCAACGCTATGGTAAGATGAAGGGTATGGGAACAATCGTTGAGTGGTCTATTCGTGACGAGACTCTACACGTTCAAGGTAATGCAAAACTGTTCCGTGAGTTCTGTGAAGAACACCCTCGTATCGTCAATGACGAACTGAAATCTAAAATCTATCAAATGGCAAAAGATGTGGTCAAACTTGAAGACCGTTTCATCAAACTTGCATTTGATGGTATGGAGATGGAAGGTCTGACCGAAGAAGATGTGAAACAATACATCCGTCACATTGCAGACCGCCGTCTGTTACAACTTGGTATGAAAGCAAAGTTTGGTGTCAAGGACAATCCACTGCCGTGGTTGGACTGGGTTCTAAATGGCGCATCACATGACAACTTCTTCGAGAAACGTGTTACCGAATATTCCGTGAATGGTATGGAAGGTGACTGGGGCTGGGACGAAGTAGCATAGTGGATGAGACATATGACCTTGAATGTGAAGTATGTGACCATCGAACCGAAGTTCTAGTCTTCGACAGTGAAGAAGAACCTTCGTTCTGCCCCATGTGTGGGTCTGCTTTATCTTAACCCTATATACATCCATGTGGACGTATCAAGGTAAACCATTTGAACCAGAAGACGAACTCCTCGAAGAATATCAGGGGTTCGTCTACTGCATTGTGAATTTGAAGAACGGGAAGAAGTATATCGGTAAGAAATTCTTCTGGAAACCGAAGATTCTTCCTGTTACTAAAACAAGAAAACGCAGAGTGAGAACTCGCGTTCAGTCTGATTGGAGAGACTACTACGGTTCATCCAAAGAGGTGCAACTGTTGATTGAAGAGGGTGTAACCTTTGAGCGTGAGATACTCCGCCTGTGTTATACCAAAGGTGAGTGTTCCTACTACGAGGCGAAACTCCAGTTCGAACACGATGTGTTATTGAGAGACGATTATTACAATGAGTTCATCGGCTGTAAAATCCATTCCAAACATCTTAAATCGTGATGTTCTGAGAGATGGCCTAGAGTGGGTTACTGACCCAAATCGAACACACGATAAAGACTATCTTGTGAGACAGGTTAATCGCATAAAGAACAAACTTATCAAAAGTGGTGTGGAAAAGGGAGACAAGATTACAATCTCCCTCATGCAAGTTGATGATTTACATGTCGCGTCAATCATTGCATGTGCGGAACTTGGACTTGTTCTATTCCTATTGGATTCTCCCGCCACAGAAGAGTCTCTCCCATATACGAAGGTCGCATTACATGGCCCAACACAGTGGTATATCTCTCAAGGAGATTCTGGTAGAATAACTTATGATGGGTTACACGGAAAATTACTAGACCGATACTGTGGTCAACAAATTGATATCCTTGATATGGACGTTAATGTTGTAGTAGATACTCAACCCTCATGGTGGACAGTGGAAGATACCGACCCACTATTACTAAGTTCTACAAGTGGGACTACAAAACCATCGAGACCTATCGTGTTCTCACATAGAGAGGTTATGGAAATATCGAAAAGAAACGTAAATGTTTTCGATTTCGACGAAACTTCAGCTATCGGTCATAGCAGAAACTTACATCATGCATCCTCAATGTTGACATCTCTAATTCCCTCATTGATGATTGCAAAGTATCACACTACGTTTGCATTAGGTGAGATGAAGTCTGAGTATATACATTATATTCAGTTTTCGACATTTGTGTGGACAAACCCCTCTCATATTATGATTCCTAATAAAGAATCCTTAGAACTATTTTTACAGATGTTTAGTGAACCTTTTACAAGAACGTTGAATATCAATATGTGTGGGTTCGCCCTTGATGAACAGTTTGTAGACTTCGCACGAGAATATAATGTGAAGTTTCATTCACACTACGGGTCTATCGATACTGCAATCCCACTATTGATAAATTTTGTTGATAAGGACAGTGTAGTCAAAGAGAATGGTCTAGGTGTATTGGCAGATGACTTTTATCAGTTTGATGGTAAAGAAGTTCGGTGTGAACTCTGGGACGAACCAAGATATATCGAGGACGATTTGACATTCGATGGTCAGTTCTTTATCGAACCACGAGACTTGCCTGAAGTCCCAGATGATGTTGACCTCGAACCTTTCTTTCAAGATACAAAGATAAATTTTGAACAACTTCGCGGATATCTAAATGAACGCAATAATAAGTCGTGAGATTATTCGAAAAGACCTTCTAATCGATGATGTCGATTATGAGAACCTGTGTCTTGTTATCAACCAACACAAACGTTTCTTTTTATCAAAGGGTATGGAGAAGGGTGATGTCGTATGTCTCAACCTTCCGGCTGATGGTATATCGTATATCGCATCCTATATCGCATGTCTTGAACTGGGACTACCGTTATTCATATGGGACAACTTTCTCTGGGATATTACAAATGATGAATACATGCATGATGGCGCAGATGATTTTGTAAAGAGAAGTGATAGGGTCATTGACAATATCACCAACTGGACAACCAAGTTCAACACCAATCGTCACTTTGTCCAACATACGATATATGATGAGGACATAAATTATGAGTTGTTTCCGTATTGGAGAAAAGCATTTGAGGCTCTTGGAAAGACTGGGTTCACTTCATCGTATGAGGGTGTCAGGGGTATGCCGACAGATGATGTCCAACCGTGGCGGGTCGATAAAGAGGACATTGCAATCGTAGTGAACTATAATCTGGATTCCGACGAACCTAAATTCGGAGATGTCACCCATCAAGAACTTCTGTCTGGACTGAAAGACTTTCCAAA